GCACCATTAACACCGAGATCAATGCAAATGACGCTGCCGGATATAGCGTCGGCTATTACGTCGGCAACGGCACAAGTGGCGCAACAATCGGCCATGGCCTCTCTGCGACGCCTGATCTCGTTTTCGTCAGGAACACCCAGATAACAGGTAACACGTTGGTGGTGGGCTCGCCTCTGATCGGGACTGGCAAGTACATAATCGGCACCGGCACCAGTGTAAGCACAGGCGCAGAGAGCTTCCAGGCTTTTGACGCCACAACCCTGACGTTTGGCAATCTTGCGAATTTGAATGCGTCTGGCAGGGGCTACATGTTGTATGCGTTTAGGTCAACCGACAACATAAAGGTGGGCATCACGGCGGGGGATGGCAGTGGCACAGTTGCCACCAATCTTGGCTTTAGACCTGCTTTCTTCTATCTGAAGAGCATCTCTGGCACGGCAAACAACCACACCTGGTATTTCAGGCTGGACGCAGGCGACGGGTCTGCTAGTTACGTAATCGTGAACAACAGCACCACTGCACCTGGCGTGAGTGGTCTTGTTAATATCACTTCGACTGGCTTTGAAATTGCGGTCGGAGGCGCTGGGAATAACGGAGTCGGCAGTCAGGCAATTTACTTTGCGGTGCGCTGAGTTCCGGCGTAAGAACCCCGTGTTGGGCCAGGAAAGCTAGGTCAAAGTGCGATTGCAATGGCCACCTTTCAGAAGTTCAACAGCTTTGTGGAGGCATTGGCTGAGAAGAAGCACGACCTCGGCGCCGACACGCTCAAGGTGCTGCTTACCAACACCGCCCCCGTCGCCACCAACAGCGTCAAGGCAGACCTGACTGAGATCAGCGCCGGCAACGGCTACACCGCCGGCGGCAATACCGCTTCGGTCACCAGCTCGGCGCAAACCTCCGGCACCTACAAGCTGGTGCTCGGTGACCCGGCTACCTGGACCGCCAGCGGCGGCAGCATCGGCCCGTTCCAATACGCCGTGCTTTACAACGACACCGCAGCCAGTGATGAGCTGATCGGCTTCTGGGACTACGGCAGTGCCGTCACCTTGGCCGATGGTGAATCCTTCGCTGTCGATTTTGATGCCAGCACCGGTGTTCTGACTATTGCCTGATCATGGCCATCACGCTCTCGATCAGTCAGTACGAACTGCAGCGCCAAGCAGCCTTGGCGTTTGAAGGCAAGGCATACGAAGTCTTCCTAGCCACCAACAGCGGCAGCCTTACGGCCAACTCGACCTATGCCGCTTGGCAAGCGGTGGAAGTCGCCAGCGCCAACGGCTACGCCCCTGTGACCGGCACCATCGGCACCGGCGCATGGGATGCCGGCGACGCCCGCTACGAGCTGCCTGCCATCACCGCCACCTTCACCAGCAGCGGCTCCGGCTTCAGCTACGACACGATCTGCGTACGCATTGGCACCGAGACCTATCTGCACAGCACGGTGGCTGAATCGCCCAGCATCACACTGGCAGCCGGCCAATCCAAGACCTATGTGATCACGTTGGTGCAAGACGACTAAGCCATGAGCACCCGCATCACGGTCACCAGCAGCAGTGATGCGTTGCTGGCCAGTGCGCGTCAGGTGCAACAGGCCAATCGTGAAACGCAACTGCAGCGCGAGCGTGATGCACGCACGACAGCGACTGCCACAGCTGAAGTGCAGGCAACCACACTGCAACCCCCGTTAGGTGGCAGCCCCGACACCAGCATCGACCGACGCCCTGCTGCACAACGTGTGGGCGGCTTCGGCCTGCTGTTCCAGTGCGTCTTCATTGACGCCCCTGGTACGACATGGAGCGATGGCGTCACGCTGGACCCCTTTGTCTCCCGCGATCAAAACGCTGTCACCGCTCAGTTGTTAGCGGACGCCACCGACCCGACAACGCTCCAAGAGCTGGACGTGACGGTGCCGGCCTACACCGCTGCGACCTGGAGGCGATTTAACGCTCGCTCACCCATGGCGGGCGGCATTTTGAAGCGCGTCTACAAGCCCTACACCGGACGTGAAAACGGCTCAGTGCAATACCGCTACGGGTATGGGGGCTTCAAGCTGAAGCAACCGACCACCAGCCCCAGCCCCGTCAGCGCCACCATCACGCCCAAGTTTGAGACGATCTACAGCGACGCGCTGCAGCTCAACCGCTTCCCCTTTCACGTTTACCCCGAGATCCACGGCGCCGTTGTCCTGGGCTTTGGCATCACGGACGGCAACCAAACGATCACGGTCTACAACGGTGGCCCCAGCATCCTGGTAGGTGCGTCAATACGCATTGCACCGGAGTGGACAACCAACGCCTCAGCGCAGAGCTTCATTGTCAACTACTTGATGCCAAACCTAGAGACGAACTACACCGTCACTGGAGTGGAAGTTGGCAGCAGCACAACGGTCTACACGTTGAGCTCGTTGATTTACGACGGTGCCGCATCAGGCATCCCTGCCCGTCTCTACAAGTCCTACGGCTCCTGGGCAGCAGTGCCGCTCAGCGAGGTGCGTTGGAACTGGAGCGACAGCGTACTGGCGGAAGACCTGCCCGCTGGTGGTTGGAACGATGTCTCCAGCACCTTTGACTACTTCACTTCAGTAGGTGCCGACCAAGCCAATGCCGGGACTGCCTGGACGTTGGTGGACATGAACCGCGTGCAGATCCCCGCCATCTTTGACACGATCACGGCCAACGGCTCGGGCCTTGAGGTGCCCTACCCAACTACCGCTGCCTTCATTGCCGGCTCGGATGACACGTGGGTGGTGCGCCAAGGCGAGTACAGCATCACTCGCAACAGCGACCGGGTTCTCGCCAAGACGCCTTATGGCGAGTACATCTACAACCCGGACCTAGCCCCTGACACCGGCTACGTGTCCAAGACCGGCCCTTGGGAGGTATGGAACACGGACGCGGACTACGAAACGGAGCTCTTTAACGTCACCGTCAGGCAAGGCACCTTCCCCGAGCATACGGACTACGTGCTGCAAGTACCTTTTGCCTCGTTAACGCCTTTGCTTTCTCCGGGTTTCGGCAACGCCTGGATCAGCGGCACACCAGAGGATCGCTTTGGCAACCCGCCAGGCACCTATTACTCGCTGGCGGTCACCTTGATCGAATAGCCATGACACCCGCTCAACTCATCGCTTACAGCAAACAGGTTCAAGCCGCTGTGCGCCAAACACAGCTGCGTAAGGAAAAAGAGCAACGCCTCATCAATAAGGCAATAACCTTTAAGTAAGTAGCTAACCCTTATGCCAACGCTCCCCTTTGTTCAGGCGCCCGAGGCCACGACCACGCGCCGGCTTGGCACACCTGCTAGCGGCATTCTGGAGATGCCGGTGCTCGGCGGCCTCACCGTTGGGGAGTCGGCGGTGATCTCGGAGCTGCTGGCAAACGAGCAAAGCAGCTTCGTCAAAGGCGCTCAGATCGCCGATGCGATTGCCAAAGCCGAAGACATCTCCATCTCCGAGGCGTTCAACATCATCGAGGGTGCGATCAGCGGCCGCCAGCTGGAGCAGCGTGCGGAAGAGATCCGCACCAAGCACGCAGCGTTGATCCAAGAGGTAGCGCAGGTGTATGCCGCCGCCGGCCAGCGCAACATGGAAGCCACCGTTACGGCCCTCATTCGCTGTCGCTGCAGCCTGCCGGAGTGGGGCACCAGCGACACCCGCCAAATGCACCGCGCCTTGTTTAATGCGATCTGGCAACTGGCGCAGGAGGAATCCGACGCGGAAGCCATGCCCAGTGAGCCGCCGACTGAGGAGGAGCTGGGAAAGCCGCCAGCGGCGGATGGCGCCGCAACGAAACGGACTGGGCGGCGATCTTCTGGGACTTAGCCCACGCCTACCCCGGTCAATTCCACCGCACCAGCTATGCACGCGAGCTGCGGCAGGTTGTGCTGCAGGCATGGCGTGAACTGCAACGGATCAAGCGCGAGCAAGCGCAACTGCAGGAGATGCCCGTGGCCCAGCTCGCTGCCCTACTGGCCAACATCAACCGCGACCCGAAAAAGGGCAAACCGTTCTCGCTGCAGGACTTCCAGCTGTTTGCGCAGGAGCAAAAGGCAGAACGGCGCCTAAGCGCTGAGGTGGCTGCGGTTGCCCTGGCGCTCAAGCACGAAGACAAGGCACCGCCGCTGTTGGTGTCCTGCTGGAACGAAGTGTTGGCTAGCGCGTCAGACGGCACCCGAATGCCACAGGTCCGCGCCTTGCATTCCGACGACGAAGCGGTTTGGGTGTTGGCGCCGGTGTGGGAAGCCACCGGCATTCGCGGCGGATTGGTGCTGGTTCGGGGTCAGATCAGCGGCAGCGTCGTGCTGCGCGATTTAGATCGCCCACTGTTGACGCACCGCCTGCAAGTTCCCACCCGACCTGGCTTCGGCTGGATTGAGGCGGGGTGCCTGCTGCTTTCGGCGGAAGACTAGGTAATGGACTTGTTGAGCCTGCGCACTGCCGTTGAGACCACGCTGGTGGATCAGCTCGGCACGTACACCCTGGCCAACAGCATCACCACTCCAGCGATCTCCGTCCGCGCCCCTGGCGAAAGCCTGCCACCCGGCACCACAGTTAGCGGCCTTGAGGTGGTGATTGTGCGCGAGCCCGAGCTGGTGCCCGTGCGCCAATACCAAAACGAGCAAGCCTTCAGCCGCTGGACGTTGTATCTGGTGGACTGGAGCGGCGACGCCAGCCTGCAGGAGGTGGCCGGCAGGTTGCTCTGGAGCTACCCCGGCAGCAATGCCGTGACGATCAACGTGCCCCGTGGTGTCGGCCCCAGATCGCAGATGCGCGTGGACATCACGACCAACCCCGACACCTACGCGGGTTGAGCTGACCGGAAACCTTGGTTATGGCGATCACCCCGGCGAGCTACAACATCCGGCCCCAGCGGCGGGCGGATTATCCGCTGCAGGTGCAGTTCAAGGATTCGGACGGCGACGGCATCAACATCACCGGCTGGACGGTGCTGGCACAGGTGTGGAGCAAAGACCGCGCCACCAAGTACGGCGACTTCACGGTGAGCGTGACGAGCGCAGCCACCGGCGCTGTCACCCTGACACTCCCGTATACCGTCACGGCAACGCTGCCCGATGAATGCCGGTATGACGTGATGCTGATCAATTCGGCAGGCTTGCGCGAGTATTACCTCGAAGGCATCGTCAGGCCCTCTGAGGGCTACACCGCACCGAGCTGACTATGGCCAACAGCGTTGAGGTGATCAGCACCGGCCAGGTCGTCGTCACCGAAGTAGCCGAGCAGGCCATTGAACTCACCACCGCAGCGCAGCCCCTGCTGGTGGAGGTTCAAACCGCTGGCGCCCAAGGCCCTCCGGCACCGCCTTATGCCCTCGGTGATCTCACCGATGTCACTACGACTGCCAAGGTTGAAGGCAGCGTCCTGTACTACGACTCTGGCAGTGGAACGTGGAAGGGCGACGACATCAACACGATCACGACCATCACGGACGGTGGCAACTTCTAACCCGCCCCGGAAACCTAGGCGCAACGCAGTGTCTCGCCGTTAACCGTGGCCAACACCATCCGCATTAAGCGCTCGACAGGTAGCAGCGCACCGACGAGCCTGGCCAATGCGGAATTGGCGTTTAGTGAGGGCAACGCTGTCCTGCACTACGGCACCGGTACAGGCGGCGCCGGTGGTTCGGCCACCAGCATCATCAAGATCGGCGGTGCTGGTGCGTTCACCACGCTGGACACCGCTCAAACCATTAGCGGTAACAAGACTTTTACCGGCACGCTGGACTTCAGCAGTGCCACCATCGCCACCTTTGCCACCACCGGCAACATGGTGGTCGGCGGTGACCTGACCGTTAACGGCACCACCACCACGATCAACAGCACCACCCTTGCGGTGGATGACAAGAACATCGTGCTGGGCGACGTAGAGACGCCCACAGATTCCACGGCCGATGGCGGTGGCTTCACCCTTAAAGGGGCTACCGACAAAACCTTCAGTTGGCTCAACAGCACTGACAGCTGGACTTCCAGCGAAGACATTGACCTAGCCAGCGGCAAGGTCTTCCGCATCAATGGCACCAGTGTGCTGAGCGGCAGCACCCTCGGTAGTGGCGTCACCGGCTCCAGCCTCACTTCCGTCGGCACCCTCACCAGTGGCGTGTGGAACGCCAGCACCATTGGCGTGCAGTACGGCGGCACCGGCGCAACGACGTTGACCGGTTATGTCAAAGGCTCGGGCACCAGCGCCCTCACTGCTTCGGCCACCATCCCCAACACCGACATCAGCGGCCTCGGCACCATGAGCACTCAAAACTCCACCAACGTGAGCATCACCGGTGGCACGATTGATGGCATCACCTTGGATGGTGGCGAGTTCTAAGCAACCCGGCAACTTAGAGCGTCCGGCTAGATAGCCACCTAAGGACGCCACATGGCAAGCACAATCAAGCTCCGGCGCTCAGCCGTCGCAGGCAAAGTTCCTGCTGTAGGGGATTTAGAGCTAGGCGAGCTAGCGCTCAACACCTACGACGGGAAGCTCTACACCAAGAAAGACAACGGCACCGCGAGCGTCGTGGAGTTGTCCGGTGGTGGTAGCGGAACTCTCAACGAACTCGACGGTGGCAGCGCATCAAGCGTTTTCACCGTTGGAGAACTCACTGCTCTAGATGGAGGTGCTGCGTAATGTCTGTCCGCATCCAACTGCGCCGTGACACGGCAGCCAACTGGGCCAGCACCAACCCGACCCTGACGCAGGGGGAGCCGGGCTATGAAACTGACACCGGCAAGATCAAGTACGGCGACGGCAGCACGGCGTGGAACAGCCTGGCGTATGCGGCCGGTGAAGCGTTTGCTGCTGGTAGCGCAAGCGCACCATCAATCACGTTTAATAGTGATCTAAACACCGGTATTTATTCCCCCGGCGCAGATCAAGTAGCCATCTCGACTAATGGCACTCAGCGTTTGCTCATCGAAGCTGATGGCGACATCAACATTGATAGCGGTGGTGTGTTCTATGACGCTACCAATAACAGACTAGCGATTGGCACTACTGCGCCCAGTGAGTTATTGACCGTCAACGGTGCCAACCAAAGTGTACTTATTAGAACGAGCGACCTTAATGGTTCTGCCCGCCTAAAATTTAATGCTGATGATGGTAACTACGCAGGAATTGGCCTTGAAAACACCGCCCTTGTCATGCGGTGCAGCAATAGCTCTACGCCAACAGAACGCGCCCGCATCGACAGCTCGGGACGACTGTTAGTTGGCACGTCTTCGACTTCTGCCACGCTGACCACAATTCTTCAAGGTAATAGCAGCAGCGCTACTTCAAACGCTGGTTTGATGCTTGCGCGTGGCGAAGCACCTGGA